CTTTTAGAGAACTTAAAGCAGAACAGCTTATAAAAAAATTAGAGTACGGAAGATCAGATGAAGAAGAATTTACTATTGGAATGTTAAGATTAGGATATTCGATTGAAGTTGTGAATGTAATTTTAGATAGTGTATTTGAGGAGTAGGTTTATGTTTCGTTGGATAGCTTTTATAGGAGCAGTAGCATCTTTATTACTGCTTACGTCTGGTAACATATCTGTTCAATGGATTGGGTGGACTGTATCATCTATGTCTTGTTTAGCGTGGATATGGTTTGCTAAAGAAGATAAAGATGTACCAAGAATGTTAATGGAAATTTGTTACTTTATTGCAGGATTATGGGGGATATATAATTGGATATGATTATTGCATTACTTTTAGGTTGGTCTGTTTTTGCTACAGCTAATTCAGATTTTTTAAATAGAGTTGAAGAGTTAAAAGAACAAGGATATGAATGGGAATATACTGGTAAAGAGTTTTGGGAAGATACAGGTAACAATCCTGCAATTCTACTTTATAGTCATAAGGGAACTAAACCCAGATACTATTGGAAAATAGGAGAGTTAGAAGAAAGGAGAGCTAAGTGAGTTCAAGAAGTACAAAAAAACCAAAGAGGTTAAGACCTTCAAAAGATCAAAGAGTTAAACGACCTCAAGTTTCTATTCCTTCTGCTAGAAAGGAAAGACAAAAATATACATCAGATCAATACAGAGAAATGTTTGATAGAATAAACTGGAGTAAAAAATAATGGACAGAGCTTTTATGTTGACAGAAAAACAACTTGGAAATATAATAGGAAAAGTATCTGAGTTATCTTGGAGACAAGCAAACCCTATTATGGAGATATTAAAAAATGCCACAGAAGTTAAACAAGAAGAACCTAAAAAAATTAAACAAGAAAAGAAAACCCTTTCAAATAATGAAAGTGGGAGTAACGGAAAAAAATCCTAAGTTAATTTTTGTAGCTCGTTTTGAAGGAGCGTATGAGGCTAAACAATATGAATGAAGATACCTTTATATTTAATAAAAAATTAATTCAGATTATAAATATGTTCTGGTTAAGGCGTGGTATTAATGCAGGAGCTAGACTAAAGAAACATATACTTCCAGATGGAGAAATATATTATACAATAGTTTCTAATTTGATAGTTGAAAAAGATTATACAGTAGATGTAAGGAGAGAAAATTAATGGCAACATATAGTAACATTTTAACAAGACCTGTACTTGAAAAAGATGTGGTAAATAAGCCACTACATTACAATAAAGGGGAGATAGAATGTATTAATGCTATAGAAGCTTCAATGACTAAGGAAGAATTTGCTGGCTATTTAAAAGGAAATGTGTTAAAATATGTGTGGAGATATAATTATAAAGGTAAACCTAAAGAAGATTTAGATAAATCTAATTGGTATTTAGAGAGGTTAAGAAAATTATATGAGTAATACACAAGCATTAAAAACACATTTACCTTGTGATGATTGCGGATCAAGTGATGCACTATCAGTATATAACGATCATACTTATTGCTACTCTTGTACTGCTTTTAAAAGGACTACAAATAATAACCAACGTAACAATGAAAATGTTTATAAGATGGAAACAAATCTAAGACCTAAACCATTTAGAGGATTGTCAGAAGATACTGTTAAATTTTTTGGAGTTACAGTATCAGAAGATAATAACACACATCATTATCCTTACTACGATAGTAATAGTAATATTGTTGGTACTAAAGTTAGGAATGTAATTAACAAAAACTTTTTCTCGCAAGGTGATATAAAAGAAGGATTACTGTTTGGTCAAAGTCTTTTTAGAAATACTGGTAAATATATAACTATATGCGAAGGTGAAGTAGATGCTATGTCTGCTTATCAAATGCTTGGTAGCAAATGGTCTGTTGTTTCTATTAAGAGTGGTGCTCAATCTGCTGTTAAAGATGTTAAGAAAAATTTTGAATACTTAGATAGCTTTGAGAATGTTGTTATCTGTTTTGATAATGATGAACCAGGAAAACTAGCAGCAGAAAAAGTTGCTCAGTTATTTTCACCTCGTAAAGCAAAGATAGTTCCATTAGTAGAGAAAGATGCTAATGATTATTTACAAAAGAATAAGATAAAAGATTTTGTTAATGCTTGGTGGAACGCTAAACTTTATATTCCAGATGGTATTCTTTCATCATCTTCTATGATTGCTTCATTAGGAGAGTCAGACGATATGCAATCTATTCCTTATCCATTTGGAGGATTGAATAGAATTACAGATGGCATGAGAGAAGGAGAGATGGTTGTTGTTACTGCTGAAACAGGTGTTGGTAAAACTTCTTTTCTTAGAGAGATATGTTTTAATTTATTAAAGAATACAAAAGAAAATATTGGTACATTATTCTTAGAAGAAACACCAAAGATTAGTAGTGTTGGTTTAACTGCTATGGAAGCTGACGTACCAGCACATAAGTTTAAGAAAGTTTTAGAACCAAAAGATAGAGAAGAATTTGGTAGACGTATTTTAGGTGATGATCGTATTTATTTTTATGACTCCTTTGGATCAATGGATATAGATAATCTACTAGCAAAGATAAGATACTACGCTAAAGGTTTAGATTGTAAGTTTGTTATTCTGGATCATATTAGTATTATAGTTAGTGATGGACGTAATGGTGCAGATGAAAGAAAGATCTTAGATGAGATTGCAACAAAGTTAAAAACCTTAACAATAGAATTAGGAATATGTTTGTTAGCTGTTGTTCATGTTAATAGACAAGGACAGATAAGAGGTACTGCTGGTATAGAACAGTTAGCTAACATGGTAGTAGGATTAAAGAGAGATAGACTAGCAGAAGATGATATAGAAAGAAACACTACAGACGTAGTTGTATGGAAGAATAGATGGACAGGAGAAACAGGAACAGCTTGTCATTTATATTATGATCCATCAACAGGACGCATGACGGAAAGAGATATGTCAGATGTTGAAAATGTGGAACAAGAAGAGAAAGTTAATAGTTGATATTGAGACAGATCATTTTGATGCTACTGTTATTCATGTTGCTGTTACAAAAGATATAGATACAAAAGAAGTTAGGAGCTTTAGAGGTGGAACAGATTTTAATCTTTATATTAATTCCATTCCTAGTGTGTTTATTATGCACAATGGATTATCTTTTGATGCTCCTATATTAAATAAACTTTGGAACGCAAGGATAAAAGTTAATGATTGTATTGATACGTTACTACTATCACGTTTGTTTAACCCAATTAGAGAAAGTGGTCATTCTCTTGACGCATGGGGATTACGTTTCGGATCTAACAAAATACATTTCCAAAACTTTGAAACATATTCACAAGAAATGTTGGACTATTGTAAACAAGATGTTGAGATAACAGATAAGTTATTTGCACACTTGTTAGAAGAGGGTAGAGACTTTTCAGAAGAGTCTATAATTTTAGAACATGAAGTACAACATATAATTAATAAACAAGAAAAGCATGGTTTTAATTTTGATATGCAAAAAGCACATTTATTGTTAGCAGATTTAATGCAAAGATCAAATTATATTAAAAAAAGTATAACACAAAAATGGAAACCAATTCCTAAGATGGTTAAAGAAGTTAATGTACGTTACACTAAAGATGGTAGACTTTCTAAAGTAGGTCTTAATAGTATTGATAATGCTATGGATATTGTGAGTGGTGATTTTAGTAGTATTAAATATGTTCCATTTAATCTTTCTTCTCGACAACAAATTGCTAATAGGTTAATAAAATTAGGGTGGAAACCAACAAAATTTACAGAGAAGGGTCAAGCTATTGTAGACGAAAGTGTTTTATCTACAGTAAATATTCCAGAAGCAAAACAAATTGCAGAATATCTAACATTAGAAAAACGTAATGCACAAATAAAATCTTGGATTGAAGCATCAGAAAAAGATGGAAGAGTACATGGTAGTGTTATAACTTGTGGTGCTATTACTACTCGCATGACACATAATAGCCCTAACATGGCTCAAGTACCTTCAACACGCAAACCTTATGGAGAAGAATGTAGGGAGTGTTGGATAGCTAGTAGTGGAAATAGTTTGATTGGTATAGATGCTAGTGGTTTAGAGTTAAGAATGTTAGCACATTATATGAATGATAAAGAATATACAAAGGAAGTGGTTCATGGAGACATACACACAGTTAATCAAATGGTTGCAGGATTACAATCAAGAGATCAGGCAAAGACATTCATCTATGCTTTTATCTATGGAGCAGGAGACGCAAAAATTGGAGCTGTCATTGGTGGAAATAGATCAGATGGAAAAAAGATTAAAGAGCGATTTCTCAATCGTACTCCAGCACTTGCAAATCTTAGAGAAAGAGTCTTTAGATCTGCTAAAACTGGTAAGATCAAGGGTGTTGACGGAAGGTATCTCAGGATAAGATCAGAACATTCAGCACTTAACGTATTGTTACAAGGTGCAGGTGCTATAGTTATGAAGAAAGCTTTAGCTATTTTTTATCAAGACTTGTTAAAACAAAAACTTAATCCTGCAAAATACTTTGTTGCAAATATACATGATGAGTGGCAGTTAGATGTACCAACAGGACTTTGTGAACAAGTAGCTAACATAGGTATAAGAGCTATACGCAATACATCACAAGCTCTTAATCTTAACTGCCCTCTTGATGGTGAATATAAAATAGGTAATGCTTGGTCTGGAACTCATTAGGAGAAAATATGTTGAACAATTATGATACCTTTGAAAATAAATTAACAAGATTTCATAAAGCTTTTCGTCATCCTGTTGGAAAAGAATTTTCTAAAGAGGATAGCAGTCTACCTTTAAAACTTATTAAGGAAGAATTTAAAGAGTTGATAGAAGCTGTGGAAGAAAAGGACACACCAGATATAAAAAAAGAATTAGTAGATTTAGTATATGTTTGTGTATCTATGTGTGTAAGATATGGGTGGGATTTATCTGTTATGTTTACTTTAGTACATAATTCTAATATGACTAAATTAGATGATAATGGTAAAGCTATCTATCGTGAAGACGGTAAAATATTAAAGTCTAACAATTACTTACCTGTAGACTTGACAAAGTTGTAGAAGTAGTTTATAATATTAGTACCATTAACTTTAAGGAGAAATATACAATGGTTAAAGCAGATGTCTATACAGTTGAAGGGTTTGCATATTGGGCTAAATTAGATCAGCCTAGACGCAATCCTTTTATAAACGAAGAACAGTATTCTATAAAATTATATGTAGATACTAGGAATAAAAAATTGCTTGAGTCTTTAAACTTAACCTCATCAATTAAGAAAGATGATATAGGTGAAGGGTTTAGTTTTATTCTCAATGCTGTTACAAAAAGTGGTAAACCAGCTATACCACCAAAGGTATATGATTGTGATATGAATGATGTAACACATGATGTACTCATTGGTAATGGTAGTAAAGTTGTAGTTGAGTTTGCTGTGCTAGAAGTACCAGGTGGACCAGCTAAAGGAAAGAACAAAGCATTTATACGCAATGTTCAGATCATTGATCTTATTCCCTATGAAGGTAGTGGTGGTGGATCATCTACTACTTTTGCGAAAAGAGATGATGGATTTTCTTCATCTAGCAATGCTTACTTAGAGGAACAATTAGCATAATGGAAAAAAAACTTGATAGCTTGGTTGGTGATATATATGAACTTTTTGAAGGAAAAGAAAATCACTTCCCCGAAGATAATAATATGCGAATACTTTTAAATGGTATCGCTAAATCTATTAGACTTAAAATGTTAAAGAATAAAGATTGGGAACCACGTTTGAGAATGTCAAACATTGGTAAACCAAGCCGTCAAGTTTGGTATGAATTGAACAAAGCTCCAAGAGAAAGTATGTCATCTAATACTTATATAAAATTTTTATTAGGAGATATTATCGAGGAGCTTTTTCTTTTCCTTGCTAAAGAAGCAGGACATAAGGTTGAAGCAGAGCAAAAAGAAATTGAGATTGATGGTATTAAAGGACGTATGGATGCTAAGATAGATGGTGTTGTTGTTGATGTTAAGTCAGCTAGTTCCTTTGCTTTTAAAAAGTTTAGAAACAATACTCTTGCAGAAGATGATCCTTTTGGTTACATAGATCAGATAAGTGGTTATGCTCAAGCTGAAAATGATTCTTATCCTGCTTTCTTAGCAGTTGATAAACAAAACGGTACTGCTGTAGTATCACGTATAAAAGCTAAAAATGTTTCACCTCGTATAGCTAAACTAAAAGAATTGGTAGATAAGAAAGAACCACCAGAAAGATGTTATGCTGACAAAGCAGAAGGAACAAGTGGTAATCGTATATTAGATATTGGTTGTTCTTACTGTGCTTTTAAAAAGCATTGTTGGTCTGATGCTAATGATGGTAAAGGTGTTAGAAGTTTTATCTTTACACATGGCATGAAACATTATACTAATATAGTTAGAGAACCTAGAGGTAGGGAATTTGGTAATGTTGGAAACTCGACAAATAATAATTGATAAGTGTGATCAAACAGATATAATAGATATACTGGATATATCTACTGAAGAATTAGTGGATATACTTTGGTATAAGATAAATGAAAATTTAAACTTGTTTGAGGATTTACTTGACATTAATCTTGAAGATAAGGAAGATGAGTTTGAACATTAAAAATAATATAATTACTTTAATTAAAAAAACATTAATAGTTTTAATCCCATGTTGGATAGTAGCAGTCTTAACTGAACAGATGGTATTTGTTTTACCTATGGTTGTTGTTACTTCCATGTGGGCTATGACTATTAAAACAAAAGAGAAAAGTAAACATCTTGGAGAATTTGCTATGGGTAGGAACAAACCTACAGTTGATGATGATGGGTAAAATGCAACGTAACAAAGGTGCTTCAGAAGAAAGAGCTATTGTAAATTTACATAGAGAACTTGGAATGGCTAGAGATAAAGCATTAAGAGTTCCTTTGTCTGGTATGGCAGAAGGGTATAAACATGACGTAATATTAAATAACTATGCTGGTGAGTGCAAGGTACGTAAGTCTGGTTTTAAACAGATATATGATTGGATAGAAAAAGAACCAGATTTTTTAACAATAAGAGTAGATCGTAAAGAACGATTATATATTCTACCAGAAACAACTTGGATAAAAATAATAAAGGAAGCAGAATGGATCAAGTAGATTTACCAACAGCATATCAACAATATATTCATGTCTCACGTTATGCCAGATGGCTAGAAGAAGAAGGACGTAGAGAAACATGGTCTGAAACAGTACAAAGATATTTTGACCACATGAAAAAACATTTAAAAGAAAAGTTTAATTTTAATTTAGATAATAAATTAAGAAATGAATTACAGACTTCTGTTTTAAATTTAAAAGTCATGCCTTCTATGAGATTGTTAATGACCTCTGGACCAGCAGTAGAACAATGTAATGTAGCTGCTTATAACTGTGCTTATATTCCTGTAGATAACATGAGATCTTTTGATGAAATACTATACATACTAATGAATGGTACAGGTGTAGGGTTTAGTGTTGAAAGACAAAATGTAGATAAGCTTCCTAAAGTTAATGAAGAGTTTGAACGTAGTGATACTACTATTGTTGTTGCTGATAGTAAACTTGGTTGGGCTAAAGCATTTAGAGAATTAATTACTTTACTTTATGCAGGACAAATACCTAAATGGGATCTATCTAAACTTAGACCAGCAGGTGCAAGGTTACGTACATTTGGTGGACGTTCTTCTGGTCCTGCACCATTGAATGAACTGTTTACCTTTGCTGTAAACTTAATTAAAAATGCAAAAGGGAGAAGATTAAATTCTTTAGAGTGCCATGATCTTGTTTGTAAAACGGCTGAAGTTGTTGTTGTGGGTGGTGTTAGGAGGTCTGCTCTTATTTCTCTCAGTAATTTATCTGATGATCGCTTGCGTGGTGCTAAGTCTGGTAATTGGTGGGCTATCAATTCACAAAGAGCTTTGTCAAATAACTCAGCAGTTTATACAGCGAAACCAGATGTAAGTATTTTTCTTTCTGAATGGAAAGCATTGTATGATAGTCTATCTGGAGAACGTGGTATCTTTAGTAGAGAAGCTTCTACTAATAAAGCAAAAGAAAATAATAGAAGAAATATTAAACGTAGTGATGGTAAGACATGGGAGTACGGAACTAATCCATGCTCAGAAATTATTCTACGTCCTAACCAATTTTGCAACTTGACTGAAGTGATGGTAAGGTCTATTGATACTTTAGAAGAGTTAAAAAATAAAGTAAGACTTGCAACTATATTAGGAACATATCAATCTACTATGACAGATTTTAAATATCTACGTAAGAGATGGCAACTTAATACAGAAGAAGAAAGATTATTAGGTGTTAGTCTTACTGGTATTATGGATTCATTATTAACTAATGGTAAAGCTTATAAAGATGTTGAAGGTGGTTTGAAAGAAACATTAACAACATTAAAAAATGTTGCTATAGAAACTAATAAAGAGTTTGCTAAAAAGTTAGGTATCAATCCTTCTGCTGCTATTACTTGTGTTAAACCTAGTGGTACTGTTAGTCAATTAACAGATACAGCTAGTGGTATTCATGCTAGACATAGTGAATATTATATGAGAAGAGTACGTGGAGATATGAAAGATAAGTTGACACAATTCTTACGTGATAGTGGAATATCTTTTGAACACGCTATAAATGGTTTTGAAGATATAGATCAAAAGAAACCTATCTATAATGACAACATGGGAGTGTTTTCTTTTCCTATTAAATCACCTGATAATTGTGTAACAAGAGATGATGAGACAGCTATAGATCAATTAAAACTATGGTTATCTTATTATAGATATTGGTGCGAACATAAACCAAGTGTTACTGTAACTGTTAGAGAAGATGAATGGATGACGGTTGCTGCATGGGTCTATGATCATTTTGATGAAATGTCTGGTATATCTTTCTTACCTTATGATGGTGGTAAATATACACAAGCACCTTATGAAGCTATAGATAAAAAAACCTATGACCAATTATTAAAAAACACCCCTACTCAAATTGAGTGGAGTGCATTATCACAATATGAAAAAGAAGATGAAACAAAATCTTCTCAGGAGTTTGCTTGTACTTCTGATTACTGTGAGGTTGTAGATATTTAATGGAAGATGATGAAGAAAAAGAAGAATTACAAATAATTTTTACACCAGAAAACACAGAAGATTATATGGTTCCTGTGTGTTTAAATGATAAGAATTGTTCTTCAGAAGAATTTCCTTGTGCTTGGTGTTTGTACGTTCCTCTTGATGCTTCAATGAAAGAAGTGCGTCAGTATATTAAAGAGATGAAATACAAGAAACTATTGAAAAATTAATGATCACCATTCTTACCAATATCAGCAAGCTCGTCTTGTAATGTTTCTCTTCTCTCAGAACGTGTACGATACTTTGCTCTTTTAGGATTTATTTGCCATACAGCTCTTGCTGTTACGTCATGGTCATAAACTTCTTCAGCCAATAATCTTACACGATCTATTAATCTGATAACCATTGTTTTGATTTCAGTTATTTCAGCCCTAGTATCTCTCTGTTCTTCATCTAACTCAGTTTGTAAATGCTCTATTGCTTTTACAGTATCTATCTTTATCTGTTCAATAGTTTCCATACGATCTTTAGCTTGATCACCTACTAACTGATTAAAAAATTTAAGCAACCAACTACTTAATTTCCATAATGCCAGAGCAGCTATTAAAGACAATACTACTGGAAAGCCAAGCTCATTTATAGCTGCTGTTAAACCTTTACTGATTTCCATTTACTATTCCATGTCCTCAATGTCTGTTAGTAATGGTTTGTTTAAGTAAGATTGAGCTATGCTATTCAATTCTGTAACCATATTAACAGCTATTGATATAGCTTCCTGTCTTGTAACTCTTTTTTCATTAACTGTAAAACCATCGTTAAAAATTGTATTAGCAAAGTTTTTAACTGTTCTTTTTGGAATAAACATTGGTTGATAATTAACTGTTGCTTTTCCGTACACAGCAGAATTAACTAATGGTCCTACTAATCGTTTAGGAACTCTTGCATCAATCATATTTGTAATTAATCTTTTTGTTAATTCTGTATCATTATCTTTATAATCTTTAAAGTTTCTTAAATATTTTGTAGCATATAAAGTAGCTGCATAAAGCTCTCTTTGCATTAGAAATCTTTCTTCTTGAGCTTTTTTAAATGACTCAATAAAATTTTCTCTTTTTTCTCGTGTTCTTAATTCTTCTCCATTTCCACTAAATAAACTTTTTGTAATTAATTCAAAATCTTTTGATCTTGTTATTCCTTTTTCAGTTAATCCCTCGTATCTAAGTTTAGAACTAAAATTACTTTGTTCTCTAGAATGATCTCTTTTTAAACCTGCAAATTTTCTCTCCATCCAAGCGTTCATATTAAACATAACTCTGTCACCACCAAAAACATTTATAAGAAGATCTCCTCTTGATAAAGGTTTATCATCTGGACCTAGTTTATACTTGTTTGGTTGCTTACCTACACTTGGACCAAAAAATTTGTCAACAGTTCCTGCTGTGCCAGGAGTAAAAGTTGAGATAAAAGTATCTAGAGCTTTTTCTACAGCACCTTTTCTATCACTTACACCATCCATAGCCGTCATATATTCTCTTACAAAATTTGTTCCTAATGTTCTTGAGACAAATGGATCAAGGTATTTATTTAAAGCAAATGCAAATCCTTCAGCGTAAGCATCTTCTATAGTATCTCCAGCTTCAATTCTTACTGCTGCTCTTTGTATAATGTTAGGAATTGATTCACTTAAAACTGAAAAGTAAAGAGTTTTTGAAATGTTTTCAATTTTAAGATTACCTTTATTATCATGGTCTATTATTGCCATTTTATTATGAGAAAGATTGTTAGGTAAAAAATAATTTAAAGCATTACGACTTGACTCATCCATAAGATTATCATCACCAATAAAATATTCTAATCCTAGTTGAACTCCAGTACCAGCAACAGTCATAGCTGCTATATATCTTCCCATTCTTGCAGCAGAGTCTT